GTCCAGAGGCGTGAGCGGGGTGATGTATTGCTGCACGCCGTTCATGACTCTCCATCTCTTCCCGAAAAACTCCACAGCGCAGCCCTCCCATTTGTGAGTGTCGGCCTTGGGGATGCAAAGCTCATAAACCAGATGACGCCCGGAAAGCTGCAGCTCTGTGGGCGATGCCGCAGAGTCAATAGGCGTAATAAGCACATTTTCGACTGTGACCGGCGTTTCGGCGTAGACGGGTTCGTGAAATGCATCCTCACCGGTCTTGGTGCGTTCGTAAAGCGTGACCGGGATGCCCTTAATCAGAGCTGCCATACAGCTCGATCACCCCCATCCGCTGGCGGCGAAGCCCCAGCCGGGCCAGCTCAGACTTCTTGATGAACAGGCCGCCGCCGGGAACGAGAAAGGAGCCGGAGGCGGAATAGCCGCCTGCGGCCTGCGTCAGCTGGGTCATCGGCTCCTGATCGGTGCTGGTCATCAGCGCCCGCGCAGCCACATCGACCGCGACGCTCTTGGCCACAAGAGCCAATGCAGAGTCCGAAGCGACCAGTGCGGGCAGGTCCTTGCCCACCTTGCGGGCCTCAACATCAAGGCTGGCTGAGATGACCTCCAGCAGAGGGCCGGCGCGGGCTTGCTCTGCCTCCGTCATGGGCCTCCAGAGGGTGGTCATGTCGTCCACGGTGGCGTAGGTCATACCGTTGCCCTGCCTTTCCGCTTGGACTTGGCAGCGGGAGGGTCAGCCTCGGTGTCGGCCTCGGAGGTGGCGTCCGGCGCGGCATCTGCCCTGTCAGATTCCCAGTCGCCGCCGGAGATGAGGCAGTCCGTTTCGATAACAGCGCCGGTCTTTTTGTTGCGGTACAGCATGGTCATGTCCTCCTTACTCGCCGGCCTTGATGTGGGCGAAGGCGGACGGGTCGAGGATGCCCCAGCCGATGTAGGCCTCACCGCGCAGATAGACCTGATTATGCCCCTTCAGGTCGCCCAGCTGAGTATCATTGTCGGGGTTGCCGTAGCGGATGACCTCGATGGGGATCTCCTTGGCATAGCCCCACTTGAAGCAGTTGACGAAATCGCCTACAAGGGCGCGGTCGAGGCTGGAGCCGGAGGACAGGTTGGAGGTGGACTCCACCCGCAGACCGTTCACCTCGCCGGGATTTGCGCCCCATGCCAGCTGGGGGTAAAGCTTTGCGCCGTCGGCGGTGGTCTGCTTGGCCAGAGTGGACTTGAAGGCCGGGGCCAGCACCATGCCGGTGACGTCCCGGTCTGCGCCCTGCACCAGCGCGATGGCGGCCTCAATGTTCTCATCGGGCTTGTCGCCGGAGGCGATGGTCACAGCCTGCGTCACCTTGGAGTCGAAGTGATTGGTGCCGATGACGGAGGAGGCCGTGCCGGTGCGGGGATTGACGCCGTGGAAGGCCATCAGGTCGAGGCCCTTGGCGACCTTCTTGGCGAAGCCGTCGGCAAAGGCGCTCATGTAGTCCAGCTGCGCATCCTCGGAGGCGTAGAGAAATTCGTCCGAGATGCGGGCACCGTACTCGATCTTGATGGGGACGATGGTGATGGGGTCGACGGTCAGGCCGCCCTTGGTCTTGGCACCGTTCTCTGCCACGATGTCCACTTCCTTGTCGAGGGAGAAGGTGAACTCCTTGACGCCGTTGAAGGGGATGGGGGTGGCGCTGCACAGCTTGGCCAGCGCAGAGGCACCGGTGGTCTTCTTGATAAAGTCGGGGATCAGCTCCTCGGGGAACAGGGAACCTTTGCTCAGAATGTCTGCCATGTGTTATTCTCCTTTGCTCATCAGGTTGTTGGTGAAGGCGCGCAGGGCATCGCGGCGGCTGCTGCCGCCTGCGGGCTCGGTGCTGCGCGGGGGCGATTTGGGGGTCTGGGGCTTGAGCAGCTTGGCGAGAGACTGGGCATCCTTGCGGATGGCGTCCTCGTTCTCACCGGTAAGCCGCTGGGAGAGGTCGAAGGGGATGCCGACCTCGTGGGCGATGCGGGTCTTGAGCTCCGACATCTCAAAGGCATGGATGCGGGAGGCATAGTCGGCATTCTGCGCCTTGAGGTCGTCGTAGTCGGCGAAGGGAGCCAGACGGTCGGCAACGGCGACGTCGAATGCCTCCTGCGTGGTGATGGGTTCAAATTCTGCCATGAGAAAACCTCCATTCTGACAGATGCATATAAAAAACAGGGCGGAGGCCCTGCTTCGGCGTAGTTAATAGCTGGTGCGCTGGCGGCGTTTCTCCTTGCCCTCGGAGCATTGCCAGCAGGCGAGGATGATGCTGTCCAGCAGCTCGATATGGCCTCCCTCGGTCAAGGAACGGTAGCCGAAGCCGCCGTTGGTGCCGATGGCCCGCTTTTCGCAGTTGGAAGCCACCTGCACAAGGCTTGGCTGTCCGGCGTGGCAGAGCGATTTCGCGAACAGTGCCTGCTCAAAGGCGGCGTTGGCAGTGATGATCTGCTTGACGGTAGGAAGGACGGGCGCTTTGAGATGGGCGGCTTTCATGGCGTCGGCCAGGAGCTGCTGCCCGCTGGCACCGTCCACCGCCACGGCGGCGAACTGGGCCTTGCTCAGAAAATCCAAAAGCCACCCACTGCCTGCCCGGGTGGGGCGGCAGTCGATGGCTTCCACGAAGATTTTGTTGTCGGCAGTCCGGACGGCAATGGAGAGCGCTGCACTGGCCCCGTCCGGACTGAACTTGATGCCCGCATAAAGCCTGCCCTTCAGCTCGGGCAGGGCGGCGACCTTCAGCTCCTCCCATTCGGCTTTGCTGATAGCCGATTTTTGGTTATACCGCAGCCAGAGGCCGAGGCGCTGGATGTTGAAGTCAATGGGGTCGGAGCTGATCTCGTCGGTGATGCTGCGCTCGGTAAAGATGGTACCCAGACTGGGATTCGTCTCGTACCATGCAGCCACATCATGGGGGTCGGTCTGCTGCTCCACGCTCCACTCGGCCCAGCCGGTGTTCTGCGTTTCGCCCTGCAGGGCCGCGTTTCGCAGTTTGAGGAACACCGTGCCGGAGGAGACCGGCGTGGGCGGTGTGCCGCAGAAGAGTGTCTGCGGGTCGCGGCTGTCCGTGACCACATACTTGAGGGCGCTTTCCTGATCGTCGGTGTACTCCTGCGCCTCGTCGATGATGAGCAGGTCGAAGCCCTCGCCCAGACCGCCCTTGGAGGAACGGGTGCGGAACTCGATGCGGCCCTCACCGCTTTTCAACCGGATGCTCTCCCGGCCAGAGGCACGAATGGATCTGTATTCTATCTTGGCCTTGTCCAGCAGGCTGCACAGGCGCTCCCACGCGGCATGACTGGTGGTCGTGCGGTGGGCTGTGTGCAGGATGTTCTCGCCCCGCTGGAGACCGTACAGCTCCCGCATGGCGGCGATCTCATTCTTGCCGTTGCGGCGGGGGGCGCTGTAGCCGAATTTGGTATGTACCCACAGGCCGTCCTCGTTTTCGGCGAGGATGTCGTAGAGCAGGAGCTGCTGCCACTGTTGGGCGGTACGCCCGGTGGTGTTGTAGAGGTCGATGGCCTCCTGCCCGTGGGTCGTGGTGTAGGGCAGCACCACCGCCGCCGTGGGCGTCTGGCGGCCCAGCTTTTCCGGGACGGCCTTTTCTGACGCTCGGGGCATGACGGCGGGGCCTCCTTTATGAGAATGAAAATGTAATATTGACGAAAAGACGAAAATGTGCTATATAATAGCTATGAGGTGCGCCTCCGCTATATGGTGGGGGCTCGACACCTCTATTTTTTTGCAGTGAATCGCTGAACAGTGAATAATTTCTCTTTGCAGATGACGAGGATGTCTACATCCTGCGTCGCACTGGCAGTCAATCTTTTCCGTAGGACATCTTTCAGCGTTTCCAGAGAAATCGTATTCTGCTCATAGTTCAGGATGATCCCGCCGGGATTCTCTTGGATCTGCTTCAAACCATGCCGAACAGCGCTGTTTGCGGACCTTTCTGTAGAAACCGTTTTCAAATCCCAGAGCTTGTCGTTCCAGATGTAGTCTGGAGTCATCGCTTTATAATTATTTGCTTCGTTCAACAGCACGATGCCGCCGCCCAAATGGGCGTGCAGCCATTGTGCTGTTTTTACTTCGTCTGCATGGCGGACCATATCGTAACCAGCATCGTATGAGATGAAACCGACTCCCGGAGCAGCCGTCCGCAGATATTCCGGGAGGACGTTCTGCAGAAAGGCCTCTTTCGGAAAGCGGATTTTAGTGACAAGTGGAGACTCCGCAAATTCTTTGCGAGCCTGAAGGGCTTCGGGATCCTCCGTCCACTTCTTATCCCACACATTCTGCCTGCGGCCATCGCCCGGGTCATACTCGACCTTGCAGCGGCAGCGCTCATGGCGGCGGTAGACGTCGGCAGGTACATGGGGATAGTCGTAGCTTCCGGCAAGCCTGCTGCACCATTCGCAGCAGCTCCCGGTGGTGCGCCGCACGACGCGGGGATGCAGACCGGCCCGACCCTGAAACTGCACGTTGGCTTTCAGGGTATCGTCTACTGCCATCCGGGAGAAAGTCCGTACCGGCTCATCCAGCATGTAGGCCACATCCTCGTAGTGCTCGGCGGCGCAGACCTTGTTCAGGATGCCGTCGATGCGGTCCTCATCCACCGGGACGCGCTGGGCCAGCAGACGGAGACCGGCCGCTTCGTTGAGCTGCTGCTGTACGGCAGCAGCGGCGTCAGCCACCAGTGCATGGTCCTCCTCCAGCAGGGGGCGGAGGACGCGGTCGGCGATGTTCCAGTACATCCGTCCATCCGGAAGCGTGTCGGCGCTGAGATGGAGACGGAACGCCTCGGCCAGAGCGCCGCCGACAAGGTCAGCGTAGTCCAGAGCCGCAGGGTAAGTGGCCGCCGAAGGAGCAGCGTTCATCAGCAGGCGGAGAAAGTCGGCCCGGATGCGCCCCAGCAGCGCGGGGGCAATATCCTGCTTGTCCATCTGCTCATCCCTCGGCCTGCACACCGGTCAGGTCGCGCAGGTTCTCTTTTCCGAAATAGCCGGGGATGACAGCGTTGACCTTGCCCACGGCATCGCCGATACCGGAGAGGGTGGCGGCGTCCGGCTCAAAGACCGGCTCCCAGACGGGGCGGGTCAGATAGAGCTGGCGGCGCTGATAGGCAAAATCATCCCGCAGGCAGGCGGCGAGATAACCGGCATTGAGAAAGCCGCTGCCGAAGGTCCGCTGTGCCTTGCGGGCGGCCAGACGCAGCGTCTCGTGGCTGGACTTGATGGCCTCTGCGCTGGAGGGATTGTCGGTGACAAACCCCAGATCGTCCAGCGTCAGGCCGGTCTCTCCCGCAAACAGTGCCGCGAAGGTGCGCAGCTGCTCGGTATAGGGACTCATGCTCTGCTGAGTAAACTGCCCGACCACCGGATGGTCGCCGTCCTCGTCCTTGGAGATCTCCAGCAGAGAGGAAATGGTGGCTTTCCACTTATCCATCGGATCGGCGTCGCCGGAGGTCCCCAGAACGTACTTTTGCGGAAAAGAGTAGAACTCGGCGCTGATCTCGCTGCGCTTGAGAGTGCGCAGTGCGCCCTGCTGCAGGCCCATGCAGGCCCGGGAGATACGGCTGTGGCCAAAGGGCCGGGCAGCATCCGGGCGGTAGCAGATGGGTACCAGCAGCGGCGCGGGGGCAGGGTTGGTCACAAGGTAAGGCTTTTCGCCCTTGGGGTAGTACCATGTGCTGTCAGCCGTGAAGTAGGCCTCCAGCGTGGGCGTGCCGTTGTCGGCGTTCCGCTCCAGAACGGCGTAGCCCTCGGTCAGCAGACCGGTCACATCGTCGATGATCCCGGTGGCATTGCCGCCGTCCAGCACCGACATGCGGGGAAAGCCGTCTTCACCGGCGCAGATGTACAGGAACGAACAGCTCGAGATAAGGGCCGAAAGGACAGCGCTGTCGAAAAGGATGTCGGCATTGTTCTGGAGATAGATGCTGTTCAGGTCGAAGTTGTCCTGCCGGAACTCCCGGAAAATGAGCCGATCGGCCAGCGAATCCACAGCCTTGCCGCACCAGCCCAGCACCTCGCTGAAGGTGCGGAACTCGGGCGGTGTGACCATGCCGAAGTCCTTCACGGCATTCTTCATCTCATAGTATTTATAGCGGGTAAGCACCCGGCTGCGTTTCAGCTCCAGCTTGCGGCGGAGATAGGCCATGCCGCGGGTCTGGCTCATGGGGGATTCCTCCTTTTCGTGAGAAAATATTCCCAGTGACGGCTGGGGAGTCCGGCGAGGGCAGGGGGAGGGGGTCATCCCCCCTATCGGCTGCGGTAGGTCGTCCAGTCACGGGACAGGGGCAGAACGCGCGGCGAATCCACAGCCTGCTCCTGAGCCTTTCCGCTGCGGGCCACCAGCTTGTCGCTCTTGGCCCGGTTGCAGCAGAAATGCGCGAGCTGAAGATTGTCAAGGTCGCTGGGGTGTCCGCCTTTGACGATGGGGATGATGTGGTCGATGCAGGGCGAGAGCGGATGCGGGAACTTATAGCTGAAATCGACCGGCTTGCCGCAGATGCCGCAAACGGTCTGCGTCGCATAGATCTTCTTTTTGTTCCGCTCAAAGGCCAGACGGTGTGTGCCGTCGTGGTCTGGCCGCTCGTTGCGGCGCGGTGTCCTGCCTGCCATTAGGATGCAGCCTCCTTTTGCTGATGTGCTGTGCGGTGGTCCTCGAAGCTTCGGCTTCCTTTGCCCCGCCGGGTCATGCCCGGAGGGGGGAGGTCTTTTTGAGGGAGGGGGTACTTTTGCAGACCCCGGGGGTATGAAAAAGCCGCCCGGGGTTTCCGAACGGCAGAAGAAAAAGGTGTCCACTGTGGACACCTCAAAACTATGATATGCGCCGCTGGGGCTTGAAGCGGACGGCGCAGATGACCCATTGAGCACAGGTAGCAAGAAACCTGTGCTGTGATTCCCGCCGATGGAAAACTCACAATGCGGATTTCTGATGCCCGCAGTATGATAATAGCAAGGTTTTTTCGGACAATCCGGACAAATCGACCATTCTCGGACAATCTGGACATTTCGGACAAATCGACCATTTCCGGACAATCCGGACAAATCAGAAAATCTCGGACAAATCGGACATTTTGGATAAAATAAAAGCGGCTGACCCCGATTTGGAATCAGCCGTCTTATGCATCACGTCACATTCTGCTCGACCCACCGGTCAACCCTCCGCCGAATGGTATCGGCATCCAGATCGCAGCCGAACTCCATCAGTTCTACAGCTACCTCCTGCGGTTTCTTGCCCAGAATGCAGATGTCAGAGATAGCTGCCCGCAGCATGATGTCATCGCAGGTCTCTACGATGCGCTGGCCCTCGATATACATGGCATCCAGCTCGGCATTGCGTGCCTTGAGCTTCTTTATCTCACTCTCCCGCCGGGCGTATACGCTGTCAGCTGTCCCACGCACAGTGGCATGACCGAGGATACAGGCATTTCCGTCACCGCAAGAGGATTTCACTACATCGGCCACAAGCTCAGGCCCCTCGGCCTGCTTCGCTTCCAGCTGCTGGATGCGGCGAGTTCTGGCTTTGATGTCAAAGGGGATTGCATGCAGCTGTCGAAATTCTCGCGGTGTCATCCTTTGCCCTCCTCAAAAATCAAGTTAAACTAAACCATCGTACCAAATCGTCAAGTATGCGCTGCCGGTTTTCCCAGCCGTCAGTAAAAAAGCTGTCATTCTGCAAGATGATGGCATAGTCGGCATACCGCTCTCGCTTTTTCTCTTTGGCAATTTCGTCCAGCCTCATCCAGAGCGTGGCCCCGCCGGGCAGAGGCTGGGTATAGTACTCGACTCTAAATTTTACTTCACACAGGTACAACGCCCATGAGGCAGTTTCATCAAGCGTTTTCTGCGCCAGTTTTATCAGCATGTTGAGCCCTCGAGGCCCCGAGAGTACAGATGTATTCGAGGTTGCAGGAGATTTTGTGATGACATTGGCCGGATGCTCGGGTGTGCTTGCAGCATTCTCCACTGCCATCCCACGGCTTTGCTCCTCCGGCGCTGTCTGGTATGCCACAGGTGGCTTTTCCGCAGCAGTGGCAGCACCCAAAGACAGCGCAGATGGAAAATTTTCGGGACCTTCTGAAACCGTTACCGGATCTTTTGCTTTTTCCTCAGCCTGGCGGCGTTTCTCAATGTTGTTTTGGGCATTGCGGTAGGCATCCATCAGCGAAATTTCGCCGTCATGGAGAAACTGCTTTGTCTCTTCATCACAGTTCTCGGAAATGGCATTCAGCCGGGCGGCCGCGCCGGTGCTGAGGCCAAGTATCCGGCAGACTTCGTCTCTTACCTTGCCCTCCAGATGGCCCTCTCTCTTTTTCCGGGTGAGAGCATCCTTCAGGGCTTCGTACTGTGCCAGCCGTTCGCCGTCGGTCAGGTCGCGGGCTGTGGCGTTGGCGGTAATGAGTGCGATCCTGTCGTCAACTTCGCCCTTGCTCTCCACGATGATGCAGGGCAGGGAAGAAAAGCGGGTATCGCCCTCCTTGGCCAGTTCCTCGCAGGCGGTCAGACGCCGCTCGCCGCCGATGAGCTTGTAACCGTTCGCCCACCGGATGACTTCCAGCGGCTGGCGGACGCCGTTCAGCCGGATGTCTTCCTTGAGCTTGTCGATGTCGCCCACGACATAAATTTTGTTATCTGGGTTTCGCATGATGTACTCGCACGGCAGCATCTTCACCTGCATCGACCCCGCCGGGGTGGAAGTCTGAGGTTGAATGTTCAGAAGGTCGCTTATCAAACTGGTGCTCATCGTTTATCCCTCCACCTTGGAGATTACCTTGCGGGACAGCTCCAGATACTGCTCAGTCGCCTTGCACTTGGGGCTGTAGTTACACAGCGGCATATGCTCGCTGACGGCCTCCTGCACCGCTGCGCAGGCATTGATGCGCAGTACCCCGCCGCGCTCGCTGTAAAAAATCGGGAGTTTGCTGTCCATCAAAGCGTCGATTGCTTTTGCGCCGTACCGTGTGCGCCGGTACATGGTCGGTAGCACACACATGACCTCGAGGCCGGGGTTGTAGTTCTCCTTGACATCCTGCACCTGAGCAAGAATTTCTTTCAAGCCGTCCATGGCCCATTCGCCGCAGTCCATCGGGATGATGAGCCAGTCGGCGCAGACCAGTGCGTTGATGGTGGCAATGTCGATGTCAGGCGGGCAGTCCATGATGCAGTAGTCGTAGGCGTCCGCAAGCGGTGCCAATGCGTTGGCGATGCGGTTGTGCTGGGGCCGCCCGGCTTCGAGCATGACCAGCTTGTTGGCGAAGTTCATGCTCATGCAGGAAGGGGCGACATCCACCTTGAACTTCTCCCGATGACAGATGACGTCTTCAAGCTTGTTGTCCAGCGTCAGCACGGAGGCCATGGTCTTGCCCCGAGGGTCGAAGCACTGGAAAAACTTCGTGGTGTTGGCCTGCTTGTCCAGATCCATCACCAGCACCCGCCGGGAATGCTTTTCGGCGAGGATGCAGGCCAGATTGCAGGCCGTGACCGACTTGCCGACGCCTCCCTTCAAGTTGATGATGGCGATTTTGCTCATGTTGCGCATTGTGATCCTCCTTGTTGCTTATCTGCTTGTTTTTATCTTCTCTGCGGCGATCTGGTAGCCCTGCCAGCGGTCCGCAAACCACTCGCGCCAGGCACTGCACTGGCGAAAGTAGGTGAGCGGGCGGTTGCGGCAGGCCAGAAACGAGCAGCGGTTGCAAGGGTTATCTTCGGGATAGTGTTGGACGTGAGCGTCAGAGGCCTTCATGCGCCGTCCCTCCGCTTCTGCCCGAAGCGCCGCACCGCACCCGCCATCAGACTGCCCGCCGGGGCAGGGGGATGAGAACTTGCAGCTACCGCCGCATTGGCCTGCACCTGATAGTAGCTTTCCATGGTACCCGGGGCGTTCAGGATGACGGTGCGCAGATAGGCGCGGATATTCTTGATGGGCTGAGTGGTATTGCTCAGGCTCTCCATGATGTACTCGACGCTCTGGCTGGTCAGCTTATCCAGCCGGGCGCGGATGGCTTTGGTAGTCTGCATCTGCTGGCCGATGTACTGCATGGGTGCCTCACAGCTGTACATGTCCACGATGTTGTCCAGCAGTTCCTCCAGCTGGATAGGCTCGTATCGCGGATTCCGGGCCAGAGTATCGATCTCCAGCCGCTGGCGGAAGTCCGCTTCCACAGCCTCCCGCCGGGTGTGCGAGTCCATCGATCCATCGGGGTCCGCACCTCGTGCGGATAGATAGATTTCCCCTATAGGTTTCCCTATAGTATTACTGGGTGGCATTTTGCCACGGGTCTGAGTCGCATTTTGCGACGGGTATCGGTCGCACTTTGCCACGGGTGACATTTCGCCACCGGTCGCATTTTGCGACGGGTCAGGAGGGTGAGGAGTAGGGCGATTTTCAGGTCCCGCCGGGTCAGTCTGGACAGGAACAACAGCCTCCGGGGTCTCGGCGATATACCGGTTGGTGGCCTTGCCGCCTACCAGCTCCTGCCGCTTGGTCAGCAGGCCCTTGGATTCCAGCCTGTTCAGAATGCGGATCGCTGTAGCGCGGTCGATGCTGAGCCACTTGCAGATGTAGGAGTAGCTGCCCTTATACTCGCTTTCCTCGTCCTGACTGAAGCCATAGATGAGAGCGTAGGCCAGCAGCTCGTTGCCCTTGAGGTGGTACTTCTCCACCATCCAGTCGAGCACGACAATATAACTCTGTTTCTTTTTGACCGTCATGATTCTTCACCCTCTCAGAATGGCAAATCGTCGTTGTCGTCGATGACCTCGAAGTCCTCTGCGCTGCCCTGCGAGTAGGCCGATGTCGTCTCGGGACTGTTGCTGGGCGGTTCCTCACCGCCGTCGTCCACGGCCTGCCCGCCGGGCTTCTTGTTCGAGCCTGCAAAGCTCAGGCTGTCCGCCACGACCTCCACGGCTGTACGGTTGCTGCCGTTCCTGTCCTGATACTGCCAGGTCTGGAGACGGCCCTGCACGGCCACCATGCTGCCCTTGGCAAAGTATTTGCACAGAAAGTCTGCATTGTGCCGCCATGCAACGACGTCGATGAAATCGGCCTGCCGCTGCTGGCCCTGCTGCACAAAATTGCGGTCACAGGCGATGCGGAAGGTGCATACGCTGATGCCCGCCGGGGTGATTTTAAGCTCAGGGTCGGCTACGAGCCGCCCCATGATAGCTACAACATTGAGCATTTCAAATAATCCTTTCCGGTTTCAGCCATCCAGCGCTCGTGTCCATATCGGGCCTCAAAAGCGGCCTGTGCCTCTTTTTTGAGCCAGAGGCGGCAGTGGTGGTCAAAGTGGGCGCTGTAGCCCGGCTCGTTGTGGTGTCGATGGCAAAGCCAGACTTTGAGCCCATAACGCTCGGCCATCGGCCGCAGCGGCCCGTTGAGCACATGGTGTTCCTCAAGGCCGCGCACGGTGGAGACGTTGTATTTTGCCCGGCAGATGTAGCACTCCTGCCGGGTCTGCATAATTGACGCGGCCATTACTTCAAAACGAGGCTGCTCAAACAGGGAAGCAGCTCAGGGCCGCAATCGTTGATATGCTTCTGAGCAACGATCCAGTAGAGCGCATTGCTCACTTTCTTTGAGCCTTCACGGCGCTGTGTGTTTACCATACGGTTGACCTGATTGCGAGACAAGCCAAGGCCCATCAGCAGTTTCTTCATACGTTTCGTTTTCATCTCGGCACCTCCTGCCATTCCTGCCAGTAGGCCGTGACATTGGGGTCATTTACCCCCATCTCGGCCAGCCGGTCGAAGATCCCGTCAATAAAGGCGGTCATCTGAGCTGTGGAGAAGCTGCTGGAACCCATCGACGCCTTGACGGTGCAGCGGTCGTTGTCCAGCAGTTCTACGATATGTACCAGCCGGTAAGCATTGCGCAGGATAGGCACAGCAGCCACCGGAAGCTCCAGAAAGTCGTATTCGAGGCCGTATTCCTCCAGCATCTCGATATAACAATCCTCCGGCTGGATGCCGCCCGCCCTGCCTGCATTGTAGGCGTCGGCCATGATGGTGAGCAAGGCCCACATCATACGGTTCTGGTTAATGCTGCGGCCCTTGCGCTCCAGTTCAAACGTGACTGTCAGCCGCAGGGGCTTCCCATGGGCCAGCTCGTCGAGCTTCTGGCGAATCTGTGTTTTCACAAATTCCGCAGAGTTTTCCACGGCAAAGCCCCGCCGGGCCGGGTCATATACCACAGGCAGACGCCCGACTATGCTTTTTCGTCCCATAAGACTTTCTTTCCGTCCGAGAGGGCAAACTGCACCATGCTGATATGCCCATCCTCAGCCCGGGCAAACTTGTCCACGGAGATCTTCACGGCAGGGTAGAATTTGCCCTTCTCGCTCTTCATCACCGGCACCTGCTCGGCCTTGAGAGCGATGGGACCAAGCTCCATGACGTCCTCGGCAAAGCCCAGCATAGCCGCTGCGCACAAAAAGCTGGTATTCTCCTGCATCCGGTCAGGGTCGGATGTGGGCAGGCTCAGCGGCCCGGCGTCCTTGCGGACATACTGGCCGGTAGCAGGGGAGAGTACCTCGATTTGGCATCTCCACCAACTTCCGGAGCGATAGTAGGTGTCCCCCCAGCC